GTGCGCGGCCAGTCGACGTCGTCGAACCAGCCGGGACGGAGCTTCTTCCAGAAGTTCATGCCAACCGCCGCAACTGGTCCGTTGCGCCGCCGAAAACTCTGCCACGGTGGCAGAGATTGCGAACCCGGAACTTACGTGGCGCGAAGAACCGCAACAGCCCAATTTTATCCCCGGTCTTCTTCAAGGTCGCGGTGGCCTTCTGGGCAATCGCCCCCTTCCTGGCGATCAGCCGGTCAGCCAATGCTTTCCGTTGGGTCTCGTCGCCCGGCCCGTGCTGCATGGTGAGGTCGCGGATGGTCTCGTCGGGCACCTTCATCACCCGCCACGCCGAGTGGCGCAGGTCCTGGTCGGACATCTCGCCATAGAGCTTGTGCGCCTGCTGCTTGGAGGGATGGCGCAGGCTCTCCCACTCCGAAGCCTCGTCGTTCCAGGCACCGCCCTTGGGACCGCCCTGGGCGCGGTAGAGCAACGAGCCGCCGGGATCGAGCGTGGTCATCTTGCCGTTGACGCTGCCCTGGTTGTCATAGTTGAGGCCTGCGGCATCCCAGTTGGCCAGCCACGCATGGGTGGCGAAATGCCGCTGCGCCTCCTTGCGTTGTTCCGCGTCGTCGTGGTCGATCAGGCTGATGCCCTCCTGCCACTCGGTGGCGGTGGCCAGCTTGCCGTTGTTGTCGACCAGCTTGGCATCGAGCACGGGTGCCCCGGCCGCCTGATAGAGCTTCGACGCGAGGTGCTCGTTGCGGGCGTGGTCGTCGGACTTGCTGAACTTGACGTAATATTCCTTGCCGTTCTTGTGCTTGAACTTACCGCCCGGATTGGAGCCCTTCTGCTTGCCGGTCTGCTGCACGAAGTCGGCGCTAGCCAGCTCGGGCTTGGACTGTCCTACCGGGGTGGATGAGGTGGATGAGGTGGATGACTGCTTGAGGATCAGGTCGTCCACCATCTTGTGGTCGACCGGGGTGTTCAGATGCTGCTTGAGCATATCCGGCGACGCCAGAGTGACCGCCTCTGATTCCCAGCCGTGGGCGTGCGGCGCACCACCGATCCGCTCGGCGTAGTAGTATCGGGCTTGGGAAGTGCTGCGCTCCACGTCGCCCGCGAACCCGGTGAGCTTCACGCGGAGCCCGCTCTCCTCATAGGCCTCCTTGAGCGCGGTGCCCTTGAGCGACATACCGGGCTCGACGCCGCCCTTCGGGAACGTCGCGTTGTAGCCGCCGTATTGCTTGGTCGGGTGGACGATCCAGATGCGGCCGTCAGGCTCGCGGATGATCACCCCAGCGCCCTGCTTCTTGCCGGTCTTCGGCAAGGCTGGCTCGTCGAATGACGGCTGTTGGCTGGCCTCCTGCTCCCAGCCCGCGTTGTCCTTGGGCCCTGACCAGTGGCTGAACGCGACCCCGTTGAGCGAGCCCACAGCGGGGGAATTCTTGGAGTAGGTGATCGACTTGCCCTGCGCCGGGGCTGTGGAGCCCGTGGACGCCCCGCCGCCGGGGGACGCGGTGAACTGCCCACCCGTGCCGCCGGGAGCGCCTGCGGGCGCGTGCGGGTGCTGGGCAGGGTCAAAATCGACGTCACCGAAGCCGATGCCGTAATGCGGCTTCGCATCGAGGATGGTGCATCTGGCGCCGCACCGTCCTTCGTCCACCAGTGCCACGTGGTTGGCGACGATCCCCGATTGCCGTCCTCTGCCCTTCGCCACCTGGGCGTAGGCCGCGTCGTAGCCCACCGAGAGCGCCCGCTTGCCGCCGCGCACGAGGTTGATGCCGCGCTTGGTGGTGAACAAAAGGTCCGCAATGAGAAGGTCGTGGTCGGTGTTGGTGCCCCGGCGCACGTTCTGCACGTGACCGATGGCGAGTTCGGCGTAGTTGTCGGGGGTCACGATGTCGAACGGATGGTCGTTGACGATCGGCTTGCCGGTGAACGAGGCGATGCTCTCCGCCTTGAACACCTCGGAGGGTTCGCGGTCGATGATGATCCAGCCCGCGTCGTCAGCCTCTAGCTGCGGGATCTCGGCGTTGCGGTATAGCTGGGTGCCACAGCGCGCGATCGGCACGTCGCGGCACAGTAAGAACCCCTCGGGAGTGAGTTCCTGGTGGTCGGAGAGCCGCGACGAGGTGAACCATTGACTCACCGATGCCGCACCGTCACCGCCAGTTCGGCGTCCTGCCAGGGCGCGGGCAGCTTGCGCACGATATGCAGGGTGCCATGGCGCAGCACCCCCGAGAGCGCGTCGTGCAACGGCGGCTCGGTCAGCCGGTCGAGCGCATAGTCGACCACCTCCTCCAGCGCTCGGTCAGCCGCCGTCAGCGTTGGCTCCTCCATCGCGCCCTCCCTCGTGTTAGGTGCGGCCGATCCGCGTCCGGGGCATCCAGGTGCCGCCCCGCCATGCCACCTTGCGCTCGCGCACCAGCGTGCCGAGATGGCGCCCCACCGCAGAGGGCGTGATGCCCAGCGCCTGGGCAATCTCGCCCGTGGTGACCGGCCAGTTGTTGGTCACATAGTCGAAGATGCGGTCGCGGTTGATCTCACCGGGGCTTCGGGACACGGCCCACCGCCTTGAGGATTTCTACCTCGGTTTTGTGGCCCAGGCCGGGCAGCCATTTCAGCCGGTTCAGCCGGATCGCCTGAAGTAGCCCGGCCTCGGTATAGATGCCGCCGCGCATCAGGGCGCGGGCCGCGCGCATGGTCAGCGCGGGACCGTCCCACCGATGCAGCCATTTAATCTCGTCGCCTGTCAGTTTGCCCGCCTCGCTGCGGGCCACGCTACACCGCGCTACAGGCGAGCACCAGGAACGAGGTGGCGAAGGCAAGCACCGTCGCCACCCCGATCAGCCAGAGGAAGTCGCTCATCCGACCAGCAATACCCGCACCGTGGCGGGCAGGTCGATGACGAAGTCGGTCTCCGGGGCCAACTCGTCCCGCTTGCCGCTCAACAGGTCCACCATGGTGAGCCCGGTGCGCTGGGTGAACGTCAGCGTCACCGGTCGCGCGTCACCCCCAGGCTCGTTCTCGGAGTGCCAGATGAACAGCATAAACGTGCCGTTGGAGGCCTGGGCGAGGTGATAGTCACAGTTGGGCGGGCAACCGACCTGGACATCACACTTCCCAGGCGCGAACGAGCGCGCGGTGTCGGACGGGTCGAGGCAAGTCTGACACAGTCGGCGCAGCGCGTCGGCGGCCGGGCGGGGGTTGGTCGCGTTGGTGGGGAACAGGCCGCACTTGTAAACCTCGCCATAGTCGAACAGCGCATACCACCAGAGGCCCATCACGCCGATCTTGGACGACCGCAGGAGGGCAAGCAGGGTGTAGTAGGCGTCGCGGTTGCCGTCCCAGCCGGAATTCGAGGGCCCGTTGCCCTCGTTGTTGTAGAGGCTCGGATGGTATTCGGTGAGGTCGATCAGATGCTCGCCATAGGCGGTCCATAGCCCACCGATATACTCGGGCAGCGAGGTGCCGTCGCCCACGAGGTCGGAACAATGCGGCGGGTAGTAGTGGCCGTTGCCGCGATGCAGAAGACTGTTACACTCGGCCATGCGGTCGCCGAAATAGCCGGTCACCCAGCCCTCGGGATGCGGCATCCCGGCGACGATCGAGGGCCCCATCACAACGAGCTTGTCGGCGCCTTCGGCAAACAGCCGGTTCTGGATATCCATGGTCTGCTCGACCGGCACCTGTCCTGAGCCGAAGTCCGTGTTGGGCTCGTTCAACCCCTCCGTCCACACCAGGAGGTCGGCCATCGACAGCATCGAGGGCACCTCGTTGGTCGAGCCGTTGGCGGCGACGCACATCGCCACTGTGGTATTGGGCACAGCGGCCTTGATCTGCTCCAGCCAGGGCCGCTGCATGGTCTCACGCCCGGCGTAGTGATACTCGCGGATGCGAATCGCGTGGCCGGTGTTGTCGCCGGTCAGATAGCGCAGCGCGTTGATCACCTGCTCGGGTCGGTAATCGGCGGGCCAGGAGCCCCACATATTGCCGTCGTCGAGCGATGAGAAGGTGTTGACGCCAAAGATGCCGATGACGTCGGCAATCCGCAGCGCCTGCAAGCCGGTGCCGGGGGAAGGATCGGGGGGGACGGGCTCGGGCGGGATAGGCTCGGGGTTGCCGCCTTCCAGCGCGGTGACGCGGCCGTCGAGGTCGGCGACGTCCGCCTCCAAGACCGTGACGCGGGCGGCGAGCGCGTCGAATTCGTCGCGGGAGGGAACGTCCACGCGTGGGGCTGGGGTCTGCGCCATGCTGATATCTCCGTTGGGATAAACACCCCGATTATGCGTTGGGCAGGATCGGCAGTGCGATGCAGCGACAGTTAAATATTTGTCCGGGATGGGAATGATGGTCGGGCGGGTCGGAGAGCGGCGGGTCGCTCCAGGAGAACACCTTGCGGTTCAGCTTCTTGTGCGACGGGCGGACCTTCCAGTCCTGCGCCGTGACCCATTGATACTGCTCGGCCCCGACATACTCGCTCCTGGCCTGGGTCAGCACGGAGCCCGCGCGGGCGGTCTCGGTGCGGGCAATCAAGGTGGCACGGTTCTTCAGCCACTTGCTGGTGCGCTCGGGGTGCTCCTTGGCGAGCATCGCGTAGACCTCGTCCTGCCGCTCGGGGTAACGCTGTGCGGTCAGCAACGCCTCCATGGAAAGCTCGTGGACGTGCTGGGAGGCCTCTAGGGGCAATGAGGTGATCAGGTCCACCTGGGACGCGAGAAGGCCTTCCACGGCCGCCCCAATGGGCGCGTTGGCCAGTTCCAGGCGAAGCGCCGCACTCATCTCCTGCGCGTGAGTGGCCCAGGCCGCCTTGTTGCGGCGGTTGACCTCGGTGAGCATCCGCCATGCCGCGCTCCTCGCCCACGGCTCGATCGCGTTGGAGTAGTCGCCCAAGGCCACCTCCAGCGCCGCGAGACCACCGGGGTCCCACGGGTAGCCCTCGGGCGGGGCGTGCGCGTCAATGATGTCGGCGATCATCTTCGCCACCATGCGCAGCTTGGCCATATAGCCGAACTCGGCGCGGTGGGCGCGGGCGAACGCCTCCTCGGCGGTGGCGGCAATCCGCCGCATCGCACCGGAAAGCAACCGCTTCTCGGTGCGCGAGGGAGGAAATTTGGCCCAGCCGGTGAAGCGGCCCTCTGGGTCGAGCGGTAGCAGCGCCATTGCTATCCCCTCCCGCGCTGACTACGACACCCGCCCCGGCTACCCGGTGTCGGTCTGGCTCACCTGGATCGCAGGAACCGCATCAGAATCCAGACACCGGGCTTGGCCTCGTGATAGGTCTGCGGGTTCCGCTTCATCAGGGATAGCACGGTATACTCGGTGTCGGATTTCTTCATCCGACCCCCGGCGCGCATTGCAGCGACGAGGTCCCCCAGGGGAGCACCTTCCGGGTGTTGCGCCAGGAACTTGGTAATCCCCGACTGGAGACTGTGCGGGTTGGGGGGCCGCCGGGGTCCCCGCTTCTTCTTGGCGACCGGTTCCGACGGCTGCTGTGCCGGTAGATGCTGTCCTTGAGGTGTGACGCAAAACCGGACGATGCTGTCCAACAGGTCATCGTCGGCACCCTCCGCGAGGGTCGCGATCAACTGCAACTTAGCAAGGCGGCTCGGTCCTGGGGTTGCACTCTTGTGGACGTCAGACATGGCAATGGCTCCTCACCTCTGGAGGGAGCCTCGGCGGCGTGCTAGTCTCTCCACCGGGTTGACCGTCAACCCCGACTCGATTTGGCAGGCTCCCTTGAACCGCCAAATCCTGGGCAACCGAGGGTCTGAACCACCCTCGGTTGCCGCCTATCCTAATCGATAGGCGCCACGCTAGGCAATCTGAAGCACGCAAGCAAATTCCAATGGCGCGAAGCGGAGCCACAGCGGGAAATGTCAGGACCCCGCCTCGCGGCGGTGCCACTGGGCACTCCTCGTCATCTTGGGCGCGCTGTCGCCACCTTTGCCAAACCCGCCGCCCTCGTCACCGCCCTCGGGTGGTTTGGAGGACGGAAGCTTCACCCCCACCCCGCCCGTGCCTCCTGGGCTCATGCCGGGGATCTTCTGACCCGGCTGGCCCCCCATGCCGGGTGGTCCGCCCATGCCGCCCATCATGTCCTGTTGCTCCCAGGGCGGTGGCTGCTCCTCGGCGCCCTCGATGTCCTCCTCGGAAATGTTGGTGAAGCGGCCGGTAACGATCGAGGATTGCTTCAGTTCCTTGAGCGCAATCGCGGTGCTGATTATTCCCGCGCCGTGGAGTTCAGCGATGGTGGCGGCGTCGCGCTGGGCGATCTCGGCCTTCTCCAGCTCGGAGAATTCCATGATTGAGTTAAACTGGAAGTTCCAGGTGTCGGGCGGCTGACGGCCCAGCACGGATTGCCAGATGACCTTGTAGACCCGCGTCAAGGGACGGCGCAGGCGGCTCTCCTGCTGGGCGTTGATCAGGTAGTCATACTGGCGGAAGTCACTCTCACCGGTCGCGCTCATGCCGATGGGCGATTGCCCGAACAGCCTGACCATCGGCACGCCCAGCGCACCCGAGAGTTGCTGGCCCAGCATCGTGAGCGCATCCGAGACCCCAGAGAACGAGTAGGTCAGCGCCTCTACCTCGTCCTCGGCATCGATGACGCTCATCCCCTCGTTGGACTGGAGCATCCTCATCAGCTCGACCGATTGCAGGAATTTATCGGCCAGGGCGGGCGTGTCACTGGCCATGATGGCGCGATAGCCCTTCACCTTGTAGACCCGGATATAGGCGCGGAATAATAGCTGGGCGACCCCGAGGGTGCCCGAATCAAACGCCAGCAATCGGTCGTAGAGCCGCTCCAGGATCGACATCCCCCAGCCGTTCTCGGCGAGCTTCTGCCTGAACGGGAGCGTCACCCCGTCCATCCGCAAGACCCTGGAATAGTGGATGCGCTGGCGCGGCATAAACGGGGCAGTGGCGATCATATCGTAATAGCGCGGCATCCCGTAGTCGGGGCCGAAGTCGAGCACGAGGTCGGAGAACGTGGGCTGCACCATCCAGCGGTCGATCACCAGGAAGCCCTTGAGCCCGCCCTCTGGCACGGTCTCGGGGTCAAGTTCGTCGGCCATGTTCTGACCGTCGACCTGCAAACACATCAAGGCGCCACCGTAGAGCCTTGCCCAGCGGATCGTGTCGCACAGGTTCTGCCACAGCATCAGTTCCTGCTCGGCCCGCAGCAACTGCTCGATATCGTCGGGCGGGGTTTCGGAGTTCATCTGCACCCCGGCCCTGGTCATATCCTCGGCCACGGTGTCGCAGCCCACCCCGACGATCCAGGAGCCGCGATAGGCCCATTCCATCAGTTGCTGCATCCGCGAGATCGGATAGAAGCCATAGGACGAGGCGGACAGCAGATTGCCGGTGCCGAGACCGTAGCGGGCGGCGAAGTTTTGCAGGCTGTCATCGGTGCGGGTCAGCCTGCCGACAATATCGCCCATCTGGTCGACCGTGAGATGACCGGCCCGCTCGTTTGACGAGCCTGCGGGGGCGCGGATACGCGGCCGGTTAGGCGGGGGAAGATCGGACATGATATGGTTCCCCCAAGGTTACGAAAGGATTGCTGCGATGCCACACCGCTTTGCCAAGAACACCAAGGTGCCGGTGACCCAGTCGATCGCCGAGATCGGCCTCGCGGTGGTCAAGTATGGCGGCATCAGGTTCCGCCACATGAACGATCCGGCCAATCAGCGCGACGTTGTGCTGTTCGATATCGGCGGGCTGTTCGTCAGCTTTGCGGTGGCCCTGCCACTCGGGATGACGGCCCAGCAGCGGCTGGCCAAATGGCGCTGCGTTAAGCGCTCGATCGAGGGCAAGCTGATCAGCGTGGTGGAAGGCATCGAGAGCCCGGCGCAAGCCTTCCTGGCACACGTGGTCACCCCCGATGGTGACACCATGCTGGAGCGGGTGGAGCGGCTGGCACTCCTGCCGCAGCGCAAGAAATGAGCCGCCACCTTGCGTGGCTCAGGCGCCAGCCGTGCTGCGTGCCTGGGTGCAACGAGACCTCGGTCCAGGCGCATCACGTCAGGAACGCGGCGAATTCCGGGATCGGGCTGAAGCCGCCCGATAGTGAGACCGTGCCGCTGTGCCCGATGCACCACCACATCCTGCACCGGGTGGGCAGGCTTACGTTCCAGGCCCATTACCGGGTGGACCTCGATGCGGTGCGTGAGTTCTGCAAGCTGGCGTCGGGCCAGGAGATGCCGTGATCAGCTCTTGGCGAGGGTCACCGTGCACACCACGCCGGGCATCCCGGCGATCAGCCGTGTGCAGGTTGGCGTCTGGTCATTCTGGAGCAGCGCATGAGCCTCTTGGCGGGTAGCCTCAACCTGGAGGCCCTGCTCGACCACATCAGCGGCGGATGAGAGCAAGGTTTCGACCGCGTTCATCGCCATGGGATGCTCCTGTCATAGGGCGCGAGTAGACTCCAAGGAGACACGACTCCGGGACGTGTGATACGCGCGCGTGTGATAAGCGCGCACGAACAGGGATAGGCCAGTAGAGACTCAGTCGTAACTGGTCGAGCCGTCGGGCCAGACGATGGTGACCGGCTTCCACGCCCTCCGCGCGTAGCGCACCGTGGCCCAGGTGCCGGAGCGCTGCTCTTCTTCCATCCCGTAGGGAGCGGCCAATAGCTCATCGGCCGCGTCGACGATCTCGCGGTTGCGGGCCAGATAGTCCTCGGAACGGTGGCCGGTGGGGCGGTGCGGCACCAGCTTGCAGCCGTAATAGAAGGCGAGCCTTGCGGCCTCGCGGTCGGCACCGATGGCATCGCCGTGGTGGAATTCACCGGAGCGGCTGCGCAGCAATCCGGCCAGCGTGGCGCGCTGTGGTTTGGTCATGCCATGGCGGGTTCCGGTGAAGCCGATCACCATGTGGTTTGATATTACATTTTCAGCCAGAGCGCGAGGCTGCCTTGGGCAATGACGTTGAAGGCGCGTGAGGTCGAATCGGCGTCGTCATCGTGCACCCCCTCGTTGGGGAATGATTCGAGGGTGGAGAACCAACGCTCGTTCCAAGTGGCGCGCTTGACCATGACGTTGCCATGCTCGGCTTGGGCAGAGAACGGCGAGAACCGCGTCACCTTGTCACCGGTCTCGGGCGAGCTATCGACCGGCCAGCCAGCCAGCAGGCGGACGTATTGCGCGATCTGTGACTTTCCCGCCTGTCCTGGGTCTTGTGGCAACCCCACGGTGCACGCGTAGCCGTCCTGAGAAGCGGTGTTGAGCACGGCCTTTTCGACCTCGGCTGGACTACCTCGGAGATAGACGTGGTCGAGCACGATATAGGTGCCGTCCACCGTGACGCCGATCTTGGTGCCACAGGTCCAGTCGGGATCGCCTTCCGGGGTCTCGGGGGTAGCGGCGAGGTCCCAACCCCGGCATTCCTGGAGATGGGCGGGGGGAATATCGACCACGCGGACCCAGGAGCGGCGGAAC